GTAACTGGGTATGTTAGATTCTTTAGTAGAGAGACGCATACCATATATGTTCCTAAGTTAACGATGTATTGGGATAATAGTGCGTTTACAACAGGATCGATGACATCGGTAGACACTGAGTCATTTGTTACATATACCAACTTAAAACCGGAGTATAAAGATACTGAGGTTGCTAAAATTAGAATTTATGGTCGTGATAAATTTCCTAGAAAATCTCCTACAAATTTATTCCCATATGAAACCGTTAAATACTTACCATCAGCTTCATTTTATTCTGTTATAGATGCTGCAACTGATGAAGTCATAATTCCGTATGATAATATTTATACTAAAGTAAGTTGTGATAGTACAAGCAACTACATTTATATTGATATGAATGGTTTTATGCCAGAGCGATATTATCGTTTACAATATAAATTAGTAGATGGATTTACTGAGCAATATATTGATGACGAGAATTATTTTAAAGTAGTTAGATAATGGATAGCATTTCTCTAGAAAAAAACGCAGTATATGATTTAAATGGAATAACTGCTACATCGAACAATGCATATGTTGTTCCTAGAGATTCTAATGGTCAAATAATCATACAATCATCATCATTGCTTATAATTGAAGGAATTGATATAAATTATTTATCTAAATCAATAGTACCTTTAATTGATACGCAGTTTAGATATTTTTCATTCCCAGCTCGCACTTCGATTGTTAATGATTCTCTTATAAATTTAAATTTAGATTTAGATTTCGATACTAGTTCACTTGATTCAATATCTCAAACACAAGTAGATCCATCAGGAAATGATTATTATCCGGTGGGTACTCCAGGCGTATATGATGGCGAAATACGAGGTGCACAAATCACGTTACCTACCGGGGAACGAGTATCATTAAATGTACAATGGAGTGAAGCAAATCAAAACTGGGTTCAAGCATAATGTTAAATCAATATAAAAATATCAATCAAATCAATGCTTCTAGAAATTCAGTTTCCGGACAAAGATTCAGTGAAACATTAACTGATTTATTTGCATATGCCCAAGAAAAATATCCGGTTGTAACTGAAGTTGCAGAAAATCCGGATGATGTAAAAGTAGAATTACATGTTTATTCTAACGATCAGTGGATAACAGGAAATCACTCAGTACAACCCGTTTCAAAAATACCAGAAATACGAGATATTGCAACTAACGAAATAGTAGATATAACAAACCCTATAGGTATTGATTTAACTACTGAATTCGATAATTTAAATGTAACAGCTGGGTCATTTAAAATTGCAATAAATTTCTTTAAGAATTTAATTGGTAGTTATAATTACCAACATTTAAGAATAGATGAAATTTCCACAGACCGTACCGAATTACGTTTACGTGCTATTGATTCTGATAATGCGGACTATTTACAACAAATTGTAAATTACACGCAGACTGTGGATCAAACTAAATTATTTGATGAACGAAATGAAATAGTTGGATCTGCTAGAAATCAACAAAATATTGTAAATACTATTGAAACTCCTACATTATTCAAAACATATTTATTGAATTTTAGTAGAAATCAAAATTTCGTATTTGTTAATAGTGTTGTTTCTGGTGAGTATTTATATATAAAACTTTTAGATCCATTACCTGAACAATTTGAATTAAATTTCAAATGTTGGATCGTTGAAGAAATAAAACATCCATACATTGACAATGTAGTACGTTCTGTTGTCAGTTCTGCAGTGCAATCAAATAAATTAGCAGGGCCGAATTGGGATGCTTCAAGTCAAACAATAACATCAACTGACACTGGATTGAAAACATGGACCGATTTATTAGGTTCATCAACCCAAACATCTCAACAAATTGTAGATGCATATTTCTCAGGTTCATTATCGGGTGTTAAATTGAATATTGATTATTCAGATTTTAATAATTTTATATTTTATAGTTCAGCAACAGAACGTTTAGAAAATTTCAAATATAAATTAGAATTACTAGAATTTTATACATCTCAAAGTTCTACAGTAGGTTCATTATCTGGAAGTGTTGCTAGCAATAATGCACAAGAATTTTTATCATTAAAAAGCAGCTTAATCGGCGGATTTGATTCATTTGAACAATTTTTATATTATCAATCATCGTCGATTTTAACGACACATGATATTCCGTTAATTGATGCTACGGTTTCTGAATTAACTGGTAGTTATATCAAACCAGTGCCGAAGTCAAACTCTACGGTACCATATGTATTATATCCAATTAGCAGTAGCCAATTTAAAAATTGGTATGATGGTTTATATGAAAGTGCATCATTTTATGATACATACAATGCAAATTCTTTAATAAACGTAATACCTGATCATATTAAATTTTCTAATAATACCGAGCAGTTAACATCATTTGTTAACATGTTAGGTCATCATTATGATATTTTATATACCTATATCAATCATATGACTCGTATTAACAAACGAGAAGAAAATCCTAAATTAGGAATGCCGAATGAATTATTATATTCAGTTGCAAAACAATTCGGTTGGAATTTAACGGATGGACGTCAAGGCGAGGATTTATGGAAATATGTATTAGGAACAAATGAAGCAGGTATTCCATTAACTGGGTCAAATACTGTCGGAGATCCTTCGGTACCAGGGCGTGATATTACTTATTCAATTTGGCGTAGGATTGTTAACAATTTGCCATTTTTATTGAAAACAAAAGGCACTAAACGAAGCATTAATGCATTGCTTTCTTGTTATGGCATTCCGCAATCAATGATTAGTATTCAAGAGTTTGGCGGGCCTAGGTTAGAACGCACTCCTGTTTATGAAAAATTGAATTTTGATTATGCATTAGATTTAAGTGGCAGTGCAGCTGGTACTGTAGTTGTAAATTACACTCAACCAATTAATGCAGTTGAATTGCGGTTTAAAACGGCAAATGTTTTAAAATATCCAACAATGCCATCCACAATGAATTTATATAATATTGGTTCTAATTCAGTTACTATTGATTTTAGTAGCGGAACGAAAGGTGTTATACAAATTAATGGTACTGGCTCAGCTGAGTTTGAATTATTTAACGGAGAGTGGGTTAATACATTGCTCCGAACAAATGGAACAAATTTAGATCTTGTTGCAAAAAAATCTAAATATGGAAAAATTGTAGCAACAGTCTCTGCATCGGCAACAGCTTCATTTGCAAGCACTGGCACATTAACATTAGGTAGTACTAGTACCGGAGCAAGCAGATTGTTAGGACAATTGCAAGAACTTCGTTTATGGACATCTAGTTTACAAGATGAGCCATTTGCAAATCATACTAAAGCTCCGGCAGCATATAATGCTAATGTAGATGCATACGATGAATTAGTATTTAGATTGCCATTAACTCAAAAAATTGATCATGCAGCAACTAGCAGTTTAACTGGAGCACAACCTACGACTTCAGCTATATCTGCATCATTTGCATCATGGACTTTAAATACGCCATATGATTCGGTAGAAGAAACATATTATTATGATGCAATATCTTTAGGCGCAGGTACATTTGATGATAATAAAATACGTTTAGAATCAAACGAATTAGTTGGAACGTTAGATATAAAAACAAGAGCTGAACGCAGTCAATTTGATAAAGCTCCGTTAGATAGTAACAAGTTAGGAGTTTATTTTTCTCCGCAAACTATGATTGATGAAGATATCATTGCACAACTCGGATTTACAGCATTAGACCAATATATTGGCGATCCTGGCGATGTTGATTCTAGATCATATCCGCAACTAATTCAAGCAGCAAAATCATATTGGAAAAAATATACGGATAAAAATGATATTAATGCTTACATAAGCATATTTGCTTTATTTGATTTATCATTTTTCCGACAACTAGATCAATTACTACCTGCTAGAACTGATAAGATTACAGGTTTATTAATAAAGCCTAATATTTTAGAACGAAGTAAAGATACAGTTTTACCAAAAGTTCATACATATAATCATTCATATACCGGGGTCATTACTGAGACTCAGCCTACGTTAACCGGCGAAGATGATGGCCAATTACAAGCCTATTTAACTGCGTCTAATGAACAGAAATATGGCGGTATGCAATATTCTTATGAATATCTCACAAGGTCGGGTAGCACGTACATTACCTCATCTTCTCCATATTGGTATAGTGCTGGATTGCAACCAATATACATAGATGCAATTTCATCAGTTGATAGATATGTATCAGGTTCAGTAACATATAGTACAGGTTCAGGTGGCTCTGGTGTTACTGCAGCATATGGATCCGGTGTTTATGGTACTAGTACATATTACTTAGATCCATCGGGTTCAGGTTGGCAAGGTACGTTAGCACAAGTTCAAGATTATTTACCAACCGGTATTCGTAATCATAGATTTGCAGGTTGTAAATTAACTTCACCTGGCTTTAACGTAAATTCTACAGAAACTGTTGATGGCGGCCCAGTAGTTGAATGGAGAACATCTAATCCAAATCAATTAATATATCAAACCCCGGGTCAACAAGGAAGTTTTCTTTTAGTATAATTTTAAAAACATGATATTTATTAAATAAATAAAGGTATATTCATGGCATATTTAGATAACTCAAGTGTAACAGTTGATGCGATTTTGACATTAAAAGGTCGCGAACTATTAGCACAGGGTGGCAATGCATTTAATATTACACAATTCGCAGTAGGCGATGATGAAGTTGATTATTCATTATGGAACCCAGATCATCCACTTGGGTCTAATTATTATGGAACTATCATCGAAAACATGCCCATTACAGAAGCAATTCCGGATGAAACACAAGCTCTGCGTTATAAATTAGTAACATTGCCGAAACAAACAACAAACATTCCAATTGTAACAGTTGGTAATACTACTATTACATTATTAGCACCAGGTGATAGTTCAATCATTGCCCCGAATACAAGCAACTTCCAAGGTGGTAATGCAACATTAGGATACACGGCAATATTGTCAGATTCATCTGTAGCTGATATACAAGTAACTAGAGCATTACAAAATTCAGTGTTACCTACAACTCCTCGATTTATTGGAGATAATGCAGATGCACAAAGTGTAGCAGTAGCAGGATTTGAATTCCGTATTCTTGCAAAAACGCAAATGTTGTCTGATAAGACAGCTACGATTACAATAATTGGAAATGAAACGGGAGGTAGTGTTACTATTAATTTAACAGTTAAACAAGTAACTACAGCAACTACTGCGACTGGTATGACTTCATAAAAAAGGCAAAACACATGAAAATGAATGATTTCATTAAAACATTAAAACAACAACCACGTCAAGGTGGCGTACCTGCAGCGGGTCCATCACGTGGAACTAATCAAACCGTATCATCTACCAATCAACAAGTACAGCAATTAGCTCAACAACTTGCAAATCAAATGGTTGCAGAAATGCAACAATCTCAAATATTAGCAAGAAATGGTAGAGTGTTTACAAAATTTGACACAGTTAATGACGTTGTCAAAAATCAAGTTGAAGTAGTTACTGGAGGTGTTTGGAGTGATGGCATTGCAAGTTTAACAACGGAATTTACATCGTCAACGCAAACAAACACGCAACGTTCATATTATGTTGATGTTTATCAATCAAATCCATCAACAACAGGTTCAGCAGTACAATATTCTTTAGCATTCGGTCATGCATTAGGAAGTGGTTCGAACTCTCAAGGACAATTGGAAGATTCTCCAAGTAAAGCAATTTATTCGCAATACCGACAATTACTTCTTCCTGCAAATCAAACAAGATTTACAACTGCAGGTTCTGGTAGTACTGATTATGTTTATGTACTTAATTTTAAACGTGATAGAATCAAAGAACGTTTAGATGTAGGTAATTGGGAATTGCCATTAATTTCAATTTCATCGCGTGCTACTAACGCAACTGGTTCTGTTGTTACTGGTAGTAGTATTATTAAATTAATTGATGATTCGACTATATCTTCGGGCACTAATACAGTTGCCGGCAAAGTATATAATATAGTATCGGGTTCAATTAATTCCGGAGTGTTTAATGTAAGTTCACCTACATATTACGGAATGGTTTATCCAGACCATGGAACTTTAGTATTAGATGGTAAAATGTTAGATCAAAAATTAGGCTTTGCAACTGTTACTGGTTCTAGCGTCGAAGGTAATAATCATTTTGTATTGTTCCGTTCAATTTCTGGTTCAAGTTTCTTTACCGATCCTGAAACATCTGACCCATATGGTTTCTTAGCAAGAAATTCAGAAAAAGTTACTAGCACACATTACTTCGTAAGAATTAAAAATGCAGAATATAACTTTTCAAATAACCCATCATACACAACCGGGTCTGTTGGGCAAATTTCACAAACAACATTCATCGGCGATCCTAAAACATATATTACTACGGTAGGTTTATATAATGATAGTCAAGAATTGTTAGCAGTTGCTAAGTTATCTCAACCATTATTGAAATCATTCCAACGAGAAGCATTGATACGAGTTAAATTAGATTTCTAAAATTTTCTTAGATTTGAGCCCTGTTATATTTATATTAAATGTAGCAGGGTTTAAACTATTATGCCGGAATTAAAATTACAAAATAATGAAAATCCATATATAGGAACATATCCTACTGTTTTCAAAAAAATAAATTCAACAGATGTTAAAGTTTCGCCATTCCAAGTTTATAAATCTTGGACGATATTATCAGGAAGTGCTACCAGCAGTGCTTTGCCATTACGAGGAATTTATACAGATATTAATCGTTTACCTGCATTGGGTACGTCATTAACATATAATGATGCAGCAAATATTGACGGAAGTTTACAATCGATAACATATTTTTCTATTAATCATTTGTATTATAAATACAAAACACAACCATATAATTCATTTGGACCAAACGATTTAACGCGCGTTAACAAAACGTTGTTTCAATCTGCATCTATATTATCTATACCTCAAATAAAAATTGGAGAAGGTATCAAACCTAGGTCATTTACATTGACTGGGTCATCAGTATCATTAGCATCTGATTCATATGGCAATGTTTATGATAATGTATACGATACTAGTAACTATATTAATTACTATATATCATCGTTAGTTAGTACTCTACAAAGTAGAGGCATTGCAGCAGGTGCTACTGTTGAATCTGTATCATGTTTAGAGGCATTTTTAAATAGTATCAATCAAATTGATAGCTCATCATACAATGATAGTTTCTCATTTGTAAATGGGTATACTTATTATGAAGGTTTCAATGAATATTTTGATACAACAAGAATTCGATATGAATCTCAAGGCGTAATATATGAACCAGGTGTAAAGACATCAAATGGTTCTCAAGCTGCAATTGGCTATGCTGCAAAGTTTTCGGGTGCAGGATACATAAAAGATTCCTTACCAGGATATTATGATAGAGATCATGATTATGCAATATCATTTTTTGTTTCTAGTTCAAACTCCGGAGCATCTAATGGATTACTTATTGCAAAAGCTTCTAGTAGTTTGCAACCAGCATACCCGTTTAAAATAGAATTAAGTGGCAGTAAACAAATTGTATTTTCTGCTGCTGGTAGTACTGAATTTAAAACGCAAATAACTTCTTCAATATTTGTTTCGTCATCATGGAATCATGTTGTATGTCAAAAATCAGGTAGTTGGCTACAAATGTATGTTAATGGAAGATTGCATGCATCTGCATCTAATAATTTATTAGTTAATACATTTTCTCCATTTACTGCATCAGCAAGGATTGATAATACGAGTGATCTATATATAGGTGGTTTTAATAGCCAAAGCTCAAACGTAAATGCATATATAGATGAAGTTAGAATCTTTAATAAGTCACTAACTAGTGCTAACATAAGTTCTTTAAATAGCCGCATCGAAGGTGGCACACTTTTACAAACCAATATTGTTGGAACTGTTTTTGATAAACAAGGCCTTGTTGTAATATCATCTCCGGATTATCGTTATCATAATGTACTTACAACACCTTATACAGCATCTTATAAAAGTACGGTATCATTGTATGAAATGTCAGTATTAACAAGATTAGATTCTGGCGATTTTAATATGACGTTGAACCCAACAACATTATTAGATAACGATCAAACATATCAACCAATTGTTAGTAGCAGCACCTTTGCTCCATATATAACAACAATTGGATTATATGATGATGCTGGTCAATTATTAGCAATCGGAAAATTAGCGCAGCCTATAAAAAAACGTAATGATGTTGATATGAATTTTTTAATACGTTTAGATTTAGATAAAGACATAATTATTAAAGGATAGTATGATACGTTTAAAACAACTTCTTTCTGAAATGTCTAATTCTGATATTAAACGTTGTTTGGATAAAATAAAAACTAAACAGTTTAAATTAATTGGCGCCGGCGACAACGGGCGCGTCTATGAAATTGATGGGGAAGATAAAGCATTTAAAATTACTAAAGAACAAGATGAATATGCAGTAGCTGAAAAACTAGTTAATCAGTATTCGAAATATACAACATTTATCCCAGTATATTTTGTTAATGGAACTGATATGTATATAATGGCTAATGCATCTCAATTATCCGGTACTGATTCAAATAGAATAAATAAATTTATTGATCAATATAAAAATTATGCACGAGAAAAAGGCGGCGAAGTTTCTATATTTGACTTTATTAAAGTTACAGATAATATTGATCCGATAATTGATAATTTTCTAAATGCATTAGAATCAGATATTAATAAATTAAACATACCAGAATTCGATTTAGATTTAGATTTTAAAACGGATAACATTATGATTTATAATGGTAAAATGGTAATGGTTGATTGGTAAATAAAAAGGAAACAATGATACGTTTAAAAAATTTTTTAATAGAAGCGGCACCTATAGATAAAGAATATACTTATAAGTATCCAAATGATACAATGTATGTATATGCATTTAAAGATAATAAATGGTGGGCAAAAAATGTTAAAACAGGTAAAACTTTTAATATAACAGATGATCTTAGATTTGCTGATAGTGTTAAAAAATTAAATACATACTTTAAAAAATTAGATACTGAGCCTGAAGACGACACTGAAATGCCAGCAGCTGATAAATTATTTCGTATGGAGAATGGCTTTTTAATTAATACCACAGCATATGAATCTATTAAAAAATCTTTCAAAATGGGAGATTTTGTAACAAGTCCGGCATTAAAATCATTAACATATGATAAATCATATAAAATACGAACCGGTGTACAAGACGGCGTATTCCGCGGATATGAAGCAGTTGCAGTTGATCAAATAAATCAATCAAATGGTTCTATTAATAGTGGGTTTGCATCAAATAATGAATCGGATTATAAAGTAGTAGATGCTAAAATTGGTATGACTATACCTGATCAGATTAAAGGTAACAAGATTTATGTAGCAAATAATTGGAAACAATCAGTAAATAAAAAACCAATTATTTATACATATTTCTATATTAAAAGTAGTGCTAAATTTGAAGGTAAACCAAAATATTATTGGTTACCTGGCAATTACATTACCGTAGTTTAAATTATTTAAAAAAGTTATGAGAAGAAATCACTTTCACAGCTCTGGAAATTCAAAACGAGCAAATGCTTTAAAGCATGGATATAAATCAGGTTTAGAACTTACTGTTTCAGAACAAATAAAAAATACTGAATATGATTTGAAATATGAAACAGAAACCTTAAATTATATAGTACCAGAACGTAAAGCAAAATATACACCTGATTTCGTTTTTACTAAAAAGAATGGCGAATTCATGTTTATTGAAACAAAAGGTAGATGGACAACTGCAGACCGTACTAAAATGAAACATGTATTAGCATCAAATCCTGGAATTGATATTAGAATGGTATTTCAAAATCCTAATCAAAAATTAGCAAAATCGTCTCCAACAACATATGAAGCATTTGCTAAAAAATTAGGCATACCGCATGTTGCAAAGAAAGATATTCCTGCAGAATGGTTAACAGAATGTGTGAAATCAGGCGAAGAACCAAAAAAAGTTATAAAATTCTTTTGATTTACGAAAAATTTTTAATATATTGTTCATGTATTAATGAAAATTTATTTTATTAATAGATTGATGAATTTATTGAATCGATCGTTAAGCCAGGAATGTAATGTATGTGCTTAACTTTAATATTATATTATATATTAATAATTAATTGGAATCCTTACAGAATTTTATTATTATTTAAATAATGAAGAATCTTAAGTTATTACAATTACTTGAATCAGTGTTAGGTAAAGGAAAATCTACATCTGGTAATAACATTGCTTTCTTCTCTCCATTTACTTCGCATTACAAACCGAAGTTAGAAATTGATATCAATACAACAC